GCCAACAGCCGATTCTTCATACACAGGCATGTTTGCGCTGGGACAAAATCCGACAGCGACTGATTTCGTGTCGGATGCAAGTGATGGTGGGACAGCGAACATATACTTTTCGTTCTATCTAGAGCTTCAGGGTTAAGGAGAAAGCTATGGGCATTCCATATGTAAAAGTGGTTGATGGCGCTGCTACAGCATACCCCTACACCATCGGTCAGCTTCGCAAGGATAACTCCAATACATCCTTCCCGAAGGAGTTGTCGGATCAGTTTTTGTCTGAGTGGGGATTGCATGCAGTAAGCAATGCGGAAGCGCCATCGTTCAACAACAAGACGCAGCGCGTTGAGGTGAACGCGCTACCTACATTGGTGAATGGCTCATGGGTTCTGGGCTATTCTGTTGTTGATCTGACAGCAGATGAGGTCTCTGAGCTTACTGCTGTAAAAGCTGCCGAGGTTCGCGCTGATAGGGATGCCCGCCTTGCGGCAGAGGTGGACGCTCTTGGCAGCAATCCGTTGCGCTGGGACGAACACACGCAGGAACAGAAAGACAAGATCGCGACTCATCGTCGTGCGCTTCTTGATATCACCGACCAAGATGGTTTTCCCTTCGACGTTGTCTGGCCGACTCTTATTCTGTAATGCTATACTTTCCAGACGCTCAATTGGCTTATGTGGCGGTTCCCAAGACTGGCGGAACCGCCATTGAGTCTGCGTTTGAGCATCTCTCGGAAGTAAAGCACGACTTCGGAAATCTGAAGCTGATGCATATGTCGGCGCGTCAGATCAGAGAGATTTATGGTTCTGGTGTGGAAATCGTTGGGGCGATACGGCATCCATTCGATTGGGTCTGCAGTAAGTATCGCTACCTTTGCAGCGAAATCTTTCCATATAATTCGCCATACAGCCCAAGGCTTATTGGCTTCGATAGGTTTCTGAAGAGAGTTGTTCGAGGTGAGAAGGCTTGGCCTGAGCCGCATCGCTCGCAAATCGAATATCTTGATGGTGCTGATACCATTTTCCAGTACGAGCAGTTCGGCTTGCTTGTCGGTTACTTGAGCAACAGGCTTGGCTCTAGCGTCGATGTTCCTATAAAAAATGTCTCTCCATCCGTGAATGTTAGCGTTGATGTGGATAAAATCGCTGCTGTGGTGCATTTTCTTGAAAGGGATGCAGTTGCCCATAAGGGTGCATTTCGGCATGCGCTTGACGGGGTGAGGTAGCTAAAATGGACATGATGCTGTGGAACATGCTGCTCACTGGCGCGCTTGGTCTTGTGTCTTGGTTTGCCAAGACGATGTGGGCAGAGCAGCAACGCCTGTCGATTTTGCTCAACCGCACGCGGGAAGGCATGGCCCGAGACTACGTCACCAAGCAGGAGGTTCACGCCGACATCAACCGTGTGATCATCCGCTTGGAGGCATTGGATGCCAAGATTGATCGGCTGATTGAGAGAGCAAAGCTATGATTAAGCTTCTGCCGATCATGCTGCTCGCAGGCTCCGACAGCATTTACGAGGCCCCTATGTGCGTGCTTGTTTTTATAAGCTATGGGCATCTCTTCCTCGACCATCGCGGTTCTTGGTTTCACAAGGTCTGCCGATACCACTGCGAACAGCCTCACCCCTATGGATGGGATGATATATTTTTTCGCGTAAGCCCAAGCTATGTTTGCCCGGCGAGGTTCGCCACGACATGATAGACCCAATCACAGCAATGTCGGTCGCCACGGCAGCGTTTAACGGACTCAAACAGTTCGTTGCCGCCGGACGTGAGCTTGAGGACTGTGTGGGTCAACTCTCCAAGTGGGCTGGCGCTATGTCGGACATCAACTTTCTTGAGCAGAAGTCCAAGAATCCTCCTTGGTATAAATCCTTTACCGGGTCGCCAGAGGCAGAGGCTATGGAAATCTTCGCGGCGAAGGAAAAAATCGAAAAGCAGAAACAAGAAATTCTGACAATGATCGGATATATGTATGGCGATAAGGGGCAAGAGCGTTATCGCAACATTCTGCGCGAGGTTAAGGCGCAACGTGAGAAGCACGCTTATCGCAAAGAGGAAATCAAGCAGACTATTATTGAGTGGACTTTTGGAATTTTGGCTGTGGTATCGGGCGGCGCTATACTCGGCGTGGCGATTTATTACATCGGGAAGGGACAGGGGAAATGGAAGTGAGTGAGTATGACCTGAATGCAAACGGAAAAATCGACCCCGACGAGCGGGAGATCATGATCGAGGATCGCCGCCGCAAGATGGAAGACGCAGACGCCAAGCGAGACGCACAGCGGCGGATGACGTGGTTCGCTCTATCTGGAATGGTGCTTTATCCGCTGGCGATCCTTGTTGCTTCGCTGCTTGGTTTGACTGACGCGGCTGCCCTAATTGCAGACATCGCCACGGTCTATGTCGTGGCCGTGTCTGGCGTGACTGCCGCATACTTTGGATTCAACGCAATGGAGGCTGGCAAATGATCACGCTTTTGGGCAGCCTGCTTGGCTTCGGCACATCGTTCTTGCCGCAGGTGCTTGGTTTCTTCCAACAGAAGCAAGAACACAAGAACCGCCTCGAAGAGATGAAGCTACGCGGCGAGCTTGCGGCTCAGGGCGTGAACCTTGAATTGCAGGTTCTAGACAAGAGGGCGGAGATAGAAGAAACAAAGGCGATCTATGGCTATGCTAACCCTACTGGCGGATTTGGCGCAGGCTTGGCAGCTTCTGTTAGGCCCGTTATCACCTATCTGTTTTTTGCTCTTTTCATGGCCTCCAAGGCGGTGGTCATGATTAAGGTTTTGGAGCAAGGTGGCGACTGGATGAGTAGCGTTGAGTTGATGTTTGACGAAGAAACCAAGGCGCTCTTTGCCGCCATCATTTCCTTCTGGTTCGGCAATCGTGCCGTCAGCAAATTCATGGGGAAGAAGTGATGCTCAGAGCCATAATGCTATCGCTGGCGTTTGCCACTCCATCTTTCGCTGATGAGTTGCCGCGTTATGAGTGGAAAGTCCTTCGCGTAATTGATGGGGATACCGTTGAGATCGAAGCACCATACCTGCCGCCGCCACTGGCTCCGAAACTGTCTCTCCGCGTCTATGGGGTGGATACGCCGGAGAAGGGGTGGCGTGGTCAGTGCGACAAGGAGCGGGCGCTAGGCCAATCAGCTACCGACTTCACGCAGTCACTGATCAACTACTCTCAGACCATCATGGTCGAGATTAGGGAGTGGGATAAGTTCGGCGGGCGAGTGCTTGGCGATCTCTGGATTGACGGGAAGAGCCTAACAGCAATGCTGATAGAGAACGGCTTTGCCCGTGAATACTATGGCGACAAAAAGAAATCATGGTGTGGATGATGAAGATCACAGTAGAACAGCTTGCAGCGATGATCCCGTCCAACAAGGAAGTTGAGGCGTGGTGCGAAGAACTCAACAAGGCGTTCCCGAAGTATAAGATCGAAACGCCTCAGCGCATCGCTGGGTTTATCTCTCAATGCGCCCACGAGTCTCGTGACTTCACGGCACTCGAAGAAAACCTGAACTACAGCGAGAAAGCTCTCAATGCTGTCTTTGGTCGCTACTTTGGGCCGGGCAAGCGCAATGCCGCAGAGTATGCCCGTAATCCTGAGAAGATCGCGAACTACGTCTACATGGATGAGTTCCGCAGCAAGGGCGGCGCTCTTGGAAATACGCAGCCGGGAGATGGCTGGCGCTTCCGTGGCAAGGGAATGAAGCAAGTCACGGGCCGTGGGAACTTCACCCGCTTTGGCGCGGCATTTGGAATGTCAGCCGAGGAAGCCGCTGACTGGGCTGAGACCAAAGAGGGCGCTCTGGCTTCGGCTCTGTGGTTCTGGGATGCAAACAATCTTAATGCCATTGCCGACACCGGAGATGTCAAGGCACTGACAAAGAAGATCAACGGCGGAGATATCGGCCTTGATGATCGCCAGCGCAGGTACTCTGTCGCAATGCAGGCGCTGACTGGAGACATCCCTCCTCGTGCGAAAGCCACCGAGACACTGCGTCGTGGCAGCACTGGGGATGGCGTGAAGCAAATCCAGCGGAAGCTTGGCTTGGCTGCAGATGGTGACTTTGGGCCGGGAACTGAGGCTGCAGTCAAGAAGTGGCAAGCAGCTAATGGTTTGACTGCTGATGGCATTGTTGGCCCTAGCACCATCGCAAAGATGCTTGGTTAAGCCGAAGCCTAGAACTTTTACAGTCGCACATGTATAATGCCGGGAACAGGAGTTCACGATGCCTCTAACGAAGTTTCAGTTCCGACCCGGCATTAACCGCGAGATCACCAGCTATGCCAACGAAGGCGGCTGGCATGATTGCGATAAGGTTCGCTTTGTGAAGGGGTTCCCTGAGAAGATCGGTGGCTGGACTAGATACAGCCGCTACTCATTTCTTGGGAACGCCCGCGCATTGAACCAGTGGACAGACCTGAGCGGCTCTGCCCTCATGGGTGTTGGAACAAACATAAAGTTCTACATCGAAGAAGGTGGTCAGTATAACGACATAACGCCAGTGAGCAGCACGACCGCCGCTGGCGACGTTACATTCTCGGCTACAAGTGGCTCTTCAACAGTCACTGTAGATGATAGCTCACACGGGGCTTCAGTCGGTGACTTTGTTATATTCAGCGGGGCAGCAGACCTTGGCGGCAATATCACCGCTGGAGTTCTCAACCAAGAGTATGTTGTAGCCACTGTTATTGATAACAACAGCTACACCATTCAAACCCGCACGGCTGGGACATCGATCCAGAGCATTACTGTCGATGGCGTTTTGGCACCAACTTTAGTGACGGCCAATGCGTCTGATACTGGCAATGGCGGCGCTAGCGTTGTCGGCACATACCTTCTCCCAACGGGCCCAGATGCAGCTACCTTTGGCACTGGGTGGGGTGCTGGCCCATGGAGCAGAAGCACTTGGGGTTCTGCTTCCAGCACGACAGTTCTTTCTGGAAACCTTCGTTTGTGGTCTCAGGACAATTACGGAGAAGACCTTATCTTTAACGTGCGTAACGGTAACATCTATTACTGGGATCGCAGCGCATCGTCCGGAACATACCAGCGCGCAGTTGCGCTATCGTCTCTGTCTGGTGCCACAAGCGTTCCGACGCTGGCGAAGCGCATCGTCACCTCAGACACCGACAGGCATGTGATTGCATTCGGCTGCGACTCTGTTGATGATCCGGGCACGCTAGACCCGATGCTTATCCGCTTCTCCTCCCAAGAGAATGCCGCTGACTGGTTGCCGACAACGACAAACACGGCTGGCGATCTGAGACTTAGCTCTG